GGGTAGCTGCAGGTGGGGTCGCTACAGGTGGGGTCGCTACAGGTGGGGTCGCTACAGGTGGGGTAAATCCACCACCAAATCCCGGAAGTTTTTGAGTGCCACCACTAATCATCCCTTCTTGCAGAAATGCAGGTGGAATTTGTTGAGTGCCGCCGCTGAGGAATTCTTCTACTATAGACTTTTTAATAAATCTTCCGTCAATTGTATACTTCATATATATATATATATAATCTTATATATTTATTTTTACAATAAAGATGAAGCAATTGTATGAATAATACCGAATGGTTTATTAAATATAACACAATGTTCCTCTAATATTATATTTACTCGTGTAAAATGTTAGTTGCACCTGCCGTCAGTAGCGGTTCCTTGATAGCCGTGGCGCTGCCTGCACCACTCGAAAAGAAACCCTCTATATTTAAGTTTAAAATCAACTCTAATTTCTGCGTATGTTTTATTATAATTTACATAGTTCATTAGTAAAATATAATACAAGTCTTTGAGATATCTGTCAAAGAACATGTAGATGTATATTTATTGTAATAAATTTAAACATTCTGATACTGTATTTGGTAATTTAGATAACCATAATAACAATGCTGGATCAATATATATATCTATTAGTGATTCATTTTTATAGAATTTTATAAATGTCAATAATAAATCAGCATCAATTATTTCATATATAACCGATTTTATTGTAGATGCTGTAATGAAATTTTTTCTAGCTTTTGCATTTTTTATATGGTCCCATTTATTTTCATGAACTATAAATTGTTCATCTAAATAAATTTTCATAAAAGTATATTTATTTACAAATTCCAATATTTTGTTATGATCACAGCGGTCATATATTTCTTGTTTTTGGTACATTTTAAACATTTGTTTCATCATTCCAATATCATGTTCTTTTTCATTAATTTTCCTTGCAGTTCCATAATCCCATAAAACTATCCCATATCCATAATATTTAATGTTATATTTACCATATTGTATTTCAGGTTTATCTATTTTTTCTAGTAAAAAATTACCAATGTGAATATCATTATGTGAAAATCCTGTAATACTCTGAAATAAATGAATTGCATATATACATTGATAAATAATTGATTTAAATAATTCAGGAGTCCATGATCCAAATAATATATTTATATTATCTTTATAATTCTGGTAAAACAATAAATGATTATTATTGCATATCACATCATGATAATAATATGGAAAAAAATGAACATTATTGTTTTCCTTGAATTGTGATAGTTTTTTTATAACTTCTACTTCTGAACTTACATCAACTCTATTCAAATTAGATCGGATAATTGACATATTTTGTTTTTTTACACTGAATAAGTTGCATTTAATTTTAATTTTATATATATTACCCCAATATCCTTTTCCTATTTGTGATTCATCATCAATAAGATCAAATATTTTATTACATATATCATTATTAAAATATTTATTTATATCAATTTTATATTTTATATTCATCGTATTATAATAGATATTAAATAAAATGAATATATTCATTTTATTTAATTACAAATATCCAGCTAGTGGTTTATATAATTATTTTATACATTAAGACCATTATGTCTTAATAACGCATCAGGCGTTGGCCCTCTGCCTCTAAATTGTTGAAAAACATCTGATGGACTTTCACTACCACCTTTTGATAAAACAGTATCTCTAAATTGTCTTCCCATTTTTGATACTTGTATTGGATCATTTAGATCAATATCTTCAAAAGCACTAAATGCATCTGCTGACATAATTTCTGCCCATTTATAACTATAGTATCCTGCACTATAACCACCTGCAAATATATGACTAAATGAACATAAAAAACGATCATTCTCATGGATTGGTGTTACCAAATATTTACTCGCAAATCTCTTTTGCACATCAAGAATATTTTCATTCTCTTTTAATTCAGAAAATAAATATAAATCTAGCATTGACATATAAACTTGACGACATATGCCACTACCTGACATAAATGTTCTTTGTTGCAATAGTTTCTCAAATAATTCATCAGGTAAAGTTTCACCTGTTTCATAATGTTTAGCGAAATTTACTACTGTTGGTTTATGGTAACACCAATTTTCCATAAATTGGGATGGTAATTCAACCGCATCCCACTCGATATTATTAATTCCAGATGCACCTCCTTCTCCGACACGTGTTAACATATGTTGCAATCCATGGCCAAACTCATGAAATAATGTTTCTACTTCTCTAAAGGTCATCAATGAAGGTTTAATAGTTCCATCAGCATTTGTAATTGGAGAAGATCCATTACAAATCAAATAAGCAGTAGGTGTATGATTTAAATATTCATTTCTATCAACACAACTATCCATCCATGCACCCGCTTTCTTTTCAGATGGTCTCGCAAAAGCATCTAAGAAAAATGTTGCAATTTCTTTTTTTGTAGAGGTATCGAAAATTCTAAAGTATTTAACTGTTTCATCCCATACATCAATGTTTTCTTTTACTAAATCGACTTGCTCAATATTAATTCCAAATAAATTACTTGCTAGATCAAATAAACCAACTATAACTGATTCTAATGGAAAATATGGTTTTAATTCTTCTTCCTTGAATTTAAGATGTGTTTCCTTATATCTTTCCGCCCAGTACGGAATATCCCAATGATTAAGAGATACTCCCGCAAATTGTTTAACCTCTTCTAACTCTTTTTCTGCATAAGGTTTTGATTTATCAGATAACATATTTAATAAACTCTGAATCTCTTCTATAGAAGAAGCCATTTTATTTGATATTGATAATTCTGCATAATTATTAAATCCAAGTATTGTTGCTATTTTTTGTTTGGATTTTAAAATCTCCTCGATTACTAACATATTACTTCTTTCACCAGATGAAGCACGTGAAATATATTCTTTATACATTCGTTCTCTTAGTTCACTTGATGGATGATGTTGTATAATTGCTATATATGATGTGATATCTAATGTTATTTTCCATGGTCCTTCTTCTGGAGTCGATTTAGGATATTTATCTTTTGCTTTATGAGAAAATAATTCTAATACAGTTTTTGGCAATTCTAACATATCTTTATCAAATTGCATATATAACTCAAATTCTTTTGTACTATCAAGAATATTATTTGAAAATTTATTACTTAAATCTCCTAATTTTAACTTAATATTATTAAATTCTTCTTTAATATCTTCATCTAAGCCAATACCACTATTAGACATTTGTTTTGATGAAGATTCAACAATCCTTTTTTTAATACTATCTAAGTTATTATTTTCTAATAATTTTTTTAAAGCATTATATATAACTTTTGATTGAGATATTTTAGTACTCACCTTAATAACTTCTGGTTGCATTTTTTCATAAACAACTCTTAATTCATCATTATTTTTAACAGAATTTAGATGACTTACCATACCCCAACTAAATGATAATGGATGTGATATTCGTTCCAATTCCTCCACAGCTAAATTATACAATTTATCAACATCTTGCTCATTACTAATTTTTTCTTCAAGTTCAAAAAACTCTTTATTAAGAATTTCTAAAATTGTAATTATTCCAGGCTCAACTTCCTCATTTGTAAAAGAAGAAAATTGTGGTAACTTGTCATTTTTAAGTAGGGTATTTGTATTCATATTATTCATAATATATTATTATATCTTTAACTGTTACCTATAAATTTATATATAAATGTTATTTTCTATTTTTATTTTCGATATCATAAAATTGTTTTCCTTTGCCGTTCTTCAAACCATTTTACATTGCAATTTATCATATTATATAAATTCACAACTTCTTCTTTTTATATCATCTTTAATTTTATATATATATATATTCATATATAAAATGACTAAATATAATGATAAACTTAATTCTGCACAATATGCTGTAAGAGGCCTTCTATATAATCGGGCACAAGAACTGGAATCCACCCGTGAGATTATATATTGTAATATCGGGAATCCGTTATTATTTGATACTAAACCATTTACAATGTATCGAGAGATTTTAAGTGGAATTCAAAATCCATCAATTGTAAAACATTTATCTAAAAATAGTCAGAACATATGTAATAATTATACAAAAATTATTAAAAATGTAGGCTCATATACAGATAGTAAAGGTCATATATATATACGTCAAAATGTGGCAAACTATATATCAAACAGAGATGGATTTATAAGTTATCCAAATAATATATATTTAACAGATGGAGCTACTAGTGCGATATCAACTATTTTAAAATGTTTATTTAATGAAAATAACTGTAAAATAATGATTCCGAAACCAGAATATCCATTATATAGCGCATTATGCGATAGTATGGGATATCAAATTATTTCATATGATTTAATAGAAAATAGTGATTGGAGTATTGATATTACTCAGTTATCTAAATCTGTTAAATGTATGGTATTGATTAATCCAGGAAATCCAACAGGTCAAGTGTTTTCCGAAAATGTATTAAAGGATATTTGTGAATTTTGTGAAAAGTACAATATTTTACTATTAGCAGATGAAGTGTATCAAGAAAATGTATTTGACTGTGAATTTATATCTGTTAAAAAATGTTGCTCAAAGTATGGATTGAACACACAAGTTATTTCAGTTCACAGTATATCAAAAGGATTTACAGGCGAATGTGGTCAACGTGGTGGATATATGGAATTATATAATATTGACAATGAACTTACTTCTCTTATTGAAAAATCTGCTAGCATGGGATTATGTGCAAATATTTCCGGACAAATAATGGTAGGATTATTAACTGAAAAAAAAGATGATGTATACAAGAAAGAATATGCATACAAATATAACTTAATGAAAGAGAAATCAGAATATTTATATACTCAATTGAATATGATTCCTAATATATCATGTAATCCTCCAAAAGGTTCAATGTATTTATTTCCACAAATTACACCAACTGTAAAATTAATAGACTTGTCGAAGAAATCAGATATGGAAATTGATACATATTATTGTATGCAATTATTGGAACAATATGGTATTTGCTGTGTTCCGGGTAACGGTTTTGGCCAACAACTCGGAACATACCACTTTAGAATTACATTTTTACCGACAATAATACAGATGCAATATATCATTAAATCAATAAAAACATT